ATTAATTCACAGAGGACATCAATGAGTAAACAACAATATAATCTAACAACTAAAACAGATTATTTAAATCGTAAGATGTTTTTGGACCCAGCAGGCCCAGTTACCATTCAACGCTTTGAAGAAATCAAATACAAAAAAATTGCTGACTTTGAAGCCACAGCACGTGGTTTCTTTTGGCAACCAGAAGAGATCAGTCTTACTAAAGATTCAAACGATTTTAAAGATGCAAGTGAAGCAGTCAAGCATATCTTCACCAGTAACTTGCTACGTCAAACAGCACTTGATAGTTTGCAAGGTCGTGGACCAACACAGGTATTCACTCCTGTGTGTAGTCTCCCCGAAGTAGAAGCACTCATGTACAATTGGGGTTTCTTCGAGACCAACATCCACAGCAAAAGCTACAGTCATATAATTAGAAATATCTACAATGTGCCTAAGGATGTGTTTAACACTATTCACGACACTAAAGAAATTGTAGACATGGCCAGTTCAGTAGGCAACTACTATGACAAACTACACGTTATCAACTGTCGTAAAGAACTTGGCGAAGTTATACCTGAAAAGGAATATATCAAAGCAATCTGGTTAGCGTTACATGCAAGTTATGCGCTGGAAGCATTCCGCTTTATGGTATCATTTGCAACTTCATTGGCCATGGTAGAGAATAAGATATTCATGGGCAACGGTAACATCATCAGCTTGATCCTACAAGATGAATTGCTACACAAAGGCTGGACAGCGTATTTGATCAATCAAGTAATCAAAGAAGACCCTCGCTTTGCCGAAGCTAAACAAGAATGTGAAGCAGAAGTGTATGCATTGTACATGGATGTTATCCGTGAAGAAAAAGAATGGGCTACTTACTTGTTTAAGATGGGTCCAGTTATTGGACTCAACGCAAACATCTTACGTGACTTTGTTGACTACACAGCAGTCGGTGCGTTAAAAGATATTGGTATCAAGTATCAAACCAGTGCTCCTAAGTCAACTCCTATTCCCTGGTTTAACAAGCACGTCGATACCAGCAAGAAGCAGACAGCATTGCAAGAGAACGAAAGTACAAACTATGTAATTGGTATCATGAGTGAAACACTTGACTATGATGCACTGCCTGTGTTATAATCTAACAAGGAGATCATATGATAACTGTATATTCAAAAAATAACTGTCCATTTTGCGACAGAACAAAAGCACTATTAGAAAGCAAAGAAATTCCATTTACTGTAATTAAAATGGAAGATGAACCTGGTGCCCGAGAGTTTTTAGTAGATCAAGGACTACGCTCAGTTCCACAAATTTTTAAAGACGGCGTGCTATTGCCCGGAGGCTTTCAAGGCCTTGCTGATAAAGACGAAGAATTTTTTAACACACTTAAAGGTTAATATGCTATTAGAAAAATCAAAATTTGATGCAGGTGATATCGTAAGTTTAAAAATAATCACCGGCGATGAACTCATTGGAAAATATGTCAAAGAAGACATGACCAGTTTCACTATAGCAAGGCCGGTTATGCTGGCTATGACTAAAAACGGTCCGGCCATGGCACCAGTGATGATGACAGTTACTCCGGAAGCTGACTATACTATAAATAAAGCAGCCGTGATGCTAAGTGGAACAACCGTAAAAGAAATTGCTGAACAGTACTTGTTTCAAACAACTGGTATTCAACCAGTATCAGCAGGCAGTATAATTACCTAATCAATATGCCAGCAATAGCCAGAGACGGAGACCCAACAACTACAGGACATAGCTGTGACGGTTCTACTACGGTTACAGGACCAACAGGTGCAGGCGCTAATGTCTTTGCCAATGGTATTCCAGTTGAATGTGTAGGAAATCCTACAGCAGCTCATACTATTAAAAGTGGAAGACGATGTGTTGCACATTCTGCCGCAATTAACGCTGGCTCAGGCAGTGTGTTTGTTGGTAACATTGCAGTTGCACGAGTAGGCGACTCAACTGACAGCGGTGCAATTACTGCTGGTTCACCGGACGTGTTTGCCAATTAACTTGATCTTTTTATCAGATGAAAGCATAATGTTTACATGAACATTTATTTAGACATGGACGATGTTGTTGCTGATTGGCATGCCCACGCACAACAAGTTCTTAAACTACGATGGAACAAAGATGGTGATCGTATTCCACAAGAACAATGGGATAAAGTTAAAGACGACATGCGTTTCTATCGTAACTTGCCGTTGATGGCCGGCGCTACTGAATTAGTTAATTGGTGTAGAACACATCATGCTAAGACAGGATGTGGACTATATTTCTTAACAGCATTACCACATGATTACTCAATGCCATTTGCGGCACAGGATAAAGTGTGGTGGGCAAATTCTCACTTTCCCGGTATTCCAGTGTTCTTTGGACCATTTAGTCACGACAAGTGGCGATACTGCAAAAGTCCTGAAGATATCCTAATTGACGATAGACACTCTAATTGTCGAGAATGGATCGAAGCTGGTGGAAAATCACACATTTATAAAAATTGGTCAGACTGCAAAGCCTGGCTTGACGGACAATTTCCTATACTATGAATAGTTTAGAGAAAGTTTGGGCAAGAGCAACAGGTCATTTAATGGGCCAAACAGACGAAGATCGTCCGGATATACCTATACTTTCTTTAAGAGAAGCACGTATAGCGTTGTTTTTAAAGACGTTCTGGGTGATCATACATGTGATAACATGTTGTTTCATTATTGCAAACACATTACATCACTGGTAATAACTAATATAACAAAAGGAGACTATTATGTCAGCAAACAAATATCAAGAGTTCACAAAAATCGTAGAGGCCATGGAGGCAGACTTCGAAAAGTTCTATGACAAGGAAGTTGGCGCTGCCGGCACCCGTGTTCGTAAACATTGCCAAGATTTGGCTAAGTTATGCAAAGAAACTCGTAACGATGTTACCGCAGTTAAAAACGAACGTAAGCCTGCAGACAAGAAATAAATCAAAGGGCCCCTACTAATACAGGGGTAGAATATGATTCCAGTATCAGTTCCATTAATTTTCCCCAAAGTCCAGCCTAAAGACTGGGAAGTATGGAATAAAGTATGGGATCAAAATAAAAAATTTGTGACCAAGTCATCACGGACAAAAAACGCAAGACAAGTTTATTGGAAAGGATTCGATATCTACGTTAAAACAGGTATAGATCCAGGTGATATCATGCCGTACACATGTAACAATGTGAACTGTCCTGAATTATTTCCGTTGTTATTTGATAACTTAGATAAACTTCCCATGGAAGTTCATGTAGTTCGAGTGTTGCAAAGTGTTAATACGGTCGGTGCTCATCATGATTTTGCAGCGAGCACTGAATTCAATTCAATAAGAAGTATACTAATTGATACTAATCCAACGCAAACTTGGTGGTATGAAGATAGTAATAGTAATAAGCACTATCTAAAATTACCGGAAGAGACTAATACTTGGTGGTATCATGATCTAAGAGTAAAACATGCTACAGACTTTAATCCAGGCCACAGCAAACAATTAATTATGTATCAAGGATTGATTAAAGAATCTTTAGCATCTGTATTAACAGATAGTATACAAAAATATCCAGACTACGTTATTTACGTTTAATAAGAATATATGCAATCGGGGTTATAAATACTTTATATTTAGTGAGTAACAAAAATGGCATACAGCAATAAGGTGATAGACCACTACGAAAACCCTCGTAATGTCGGATCTTTTGACAAGGGTGATCCTGATATTGGTACTGGTATGGTTGGCGCACCTGCTTGTGGCGACGTAATGAAGCTACAGATAAAGGTGGATCATGATACAGGTATTATTACAGATGCGAAATTTAAAACGTATGGCTGCGGATCGGCTATCGCGAGTTCGAGCCTCATTACAGAGTGGGTCAAAGGAATGCACATCGATAAAGCCGGAGAAATTAAAAACTCCGAAATTGCCGAAGAATTAGCCCTGCCGCCGGTTAAGATACATTGTTCAATTTTAGCAGAAGATGCTATCAAAGCAGCCGTAAATGATTACCGTAACCGACACAGCGTATAAAAAGATTAAGCAAACGTTAGAGCGCCGTGGCAAAGGCGTAGGCATCCGTGTCGGTGTAAGAACTACTGGCTGTAGCGGCTTAGCCTATACCTTAGAATATGTTGACGAGTACAAATATGAAGAAGGTGTTACTAACTTTGCTCAAAAAGACTTTGTAGTATTAATAGATGCTAAAAGTTTAGTTTACTTAACTGGAATAACCATGGATTGGGTCCGTGAAGGACTCAACGAAGGATTCGACTTTTCAAACCCAAATGAGCGTGACCGTTGCGGGTGCGGCGAATCTTTTAGGATATAATATGTGGTCAAGAAATCAAACTAAACTTTGGATTTCTCAATTAGAACACAGAATTGAAGATATAGAGTATTATCTTCGACGCACAGTTGAATGGTGTGAAGCCAATGATGTCTACAGCGATCGTGTTGTATTTGCCTGTGCTGTGATGACAGCTGCCTGGGTTAGCCATATGCGAGACGAACCGTTAAGCAAGCATGAGATTTTTGAAATCTTAGGCATAGAAAACTGGCAAAGCATAGAAGATGGCATTTATGAATTTAATCCAGAATATGCATATTTCGAGCATGAAGAATTGCTCGAAATGGTAGCTAACTCGTTTTAGTTGACAGAAGTCGAACAAGGCTATATACTATAGCTTGTGTTTTAACTTTTGGTGAAAATATGACAATGCATTTAGAAGGCCCGTGGCTCAGTACCACAGGCAAGAAGAAAGGTAAAGTAAAATTTGCCAGCGCAGAAGCAAAAAGGAAAAGCGAGCAATTGGATAAAGATTGGAAAGAGCTTCAAAAACGATGGGGAGTAGAAGCTGAAGAAAAGAAGCGCAAGCGAGCATTGTGCGCCGAACCCTTAACAGGGAATTACTCGCTAAGTATTCCTGCTAACCGAACAACAACCCATATTAAAAGTTTAGGGCAGGATAATGGTGTTGCTACATTAGCACCAGCTAAGGTCTATACCGGAACTAAAGTTAAAGGTATTGCAACAATGCATAAAAGCAATGCAGTACCGGTGTTTAGCGACGAAGAAGCTATTGATATTAGCAAAATGCGTAGATAACTCGAATCTATTCGAGATAACTACTTACTTAAGGAGAAAACTATGGAAAAAATGATACGTTTCAGTATCTTTGTTATTAGCTTCATTCTAATAGCAGGTTTGATACAAACCGTGACAGCCAGGAAATTTTCGTCTCTGGAAAATTTAGAAGCTATGGCTTCGACAGAAATTATAACAGCCAAAGATAGAGAAAGACAATTAGATTGTTTAGCCAAAAACATTTACCACGAAGCAGGATATGAGTCCTTCGAAGGTAAAGTAGCAGTAGCACAGGTAACAATGAATCGAGCAGCATCTGGAAAATTTCCCAGCGATGTCTGCGGCGTTGTTTACCAAAAGAATGTGTTTATGGAAAAAGTAGTTTGCCAATTTAGCTGGTACTGCCTAAATGGTGGCAAAGCAATTATTAAGAACACGGCAGCATATAATGAAAGTTATGAAGTTGCTAAAAAAGTTCTATTAGAAGGATTCCGTTTGGACACAATGAAGAAGGCCATGTTCTATCATGCCGACTACGTTAATCCAGGTTGGGGTAAGCCAGTAATTGGTAAAATTGGTCGTCATATTTTTTATAAGGAATAATCATGGATTTTAATGTTGAAACAGTTAGAACATTTGTGCGAGAAAAAGTCGCCCATGTATCTGCCGAAACTTTGGGTTGGTTAGCAGTAATTGTAATCCATTCAGCAACCATTCCAAGTTTGTTGGCTGTGATGGCAGGGCTTACTGATAAGATGCCCAGCGCAGACATTATATTGTTAATGTGGACAGGATTGACTTTGATGTTTGTCAAAGCCGCAGTCCAAAAGGATATGCTCAATGTCATCACAATTGGCGTAGGATTTATCATCCAAAGCGTATTGATGGTTTTGATATTCTTTAAGTAACCAAATATCATTGACTAACAATGCCTCTGATAGTATAATACATGCTACAGAGGCTTTTTAATTTCACACACACAGAAAGGCAAATATGAAAAACTTTGTTATTGGCGCAGTCTTTGGACTAATACTTGCTACCGTAGGATTCTCGGGCGTTGCTCGTATGCTTGACCGAGGAGTCGACACTATTAAAACACACTCACAGGAGATGGCAAAATGAAAAAGTTTATTTTAATTCCTATCATAGCCGCACTAACTGCCTGCTCAGGCATGAAGACCGTAGAAGAACGCAAAGCCTATGCAATGCCAGATTGGTATACAGAATGCCAGCAGAGTTCAGTTAAAGGTTGGTTTTGGTGGAAGAAAGAATTTGCCAATGCCTGCGGCGGTGGAGAAAGTGTTTATGCACAGGCTGCCGAAGAACAGATGTACGCTATTGCGATGAACAACTTTGCCAAGCGTATTAACAGTGAAGTTAATAGTGAAACTGAGATTAACTTTGTAAACGATAAAAAGTCCACACGAACTCGAATTTCGTATGTGGTAAAAGATACTACTATCCGCGAACATCTGCGTACTGAAACTGCACATTTTACCATGGGCGGGAAACATTATACATTTGTTAGACTTGAGATGCCTAAATCTACATTTGATCAACTTATTGCAGAATCTAAAGCGAGAAAGCAATGAAATGGCTAATTGTTCTTGCAGTGATAATTACAGCCGCAGGCTGTAGCTCATCACCTAAAAAAGTAGCAGGACAATTTTGTCATACAAAGAAGATAGTAGAAGTAGATAACGGCAGTGATGTTTCAAGTAAAACTACTGTTATCTGCTCCGACGACCCAGTTGATCGAATAGTTATGGCACGAACTGGAATCTCGTCAGATTGCGGAGAATTTAGATACCTTACTAATTTAAGGGGACAAACAGTTGAAAGACGTACTTATGCGTGTAAAAAATGGGACGGTACTTGGGAAATTGTGCCTACTGTTAGTCCTTGATCCTGTATATGCACAAAGTCCTGCGTTTGAATCACAAACTGTAGGCATTGCATGGGTAATGAACAAATGGTTTGGTACATCATTATCTAAACAAGATTTAGATAATCATAAACAAGCCGTTAATCATGCGCTAAATAATCTTGACAACGGTGAAACTGTCACATGGCGCAGTATGATTGACGACGCAGACGGACAAGTAAGAATTGTTTATACGTGGCCAGCCAGCGGCACAGTATGTAGAAGAATTTATAGTTTTATACGTATAAATGACAAAGCTAATAGCTATCAAGACACCGCATGTCTTAATACTAATAGAAGGACTTGGACTTTTGTTGATAAATATTAGAATAACATAGGAAGCTAAAAAATGGCCTCAGGATTTCAACAAGACACAAACCAACTATCACCAGATTTTTATCGTGTGGTAATTACAATGACCGGTGGCACTGCTACATGGACAGCGGCAGCACCTGCTAATGGCGCAGTAAACCCCTACAATTGGGATAGCTACACTACATTACCTTCATCTGAAGTAAACTCACTACGATTAAGTCGTGGCAATATGCGCTGGCAAGCAATTATTGAAGAGTTATCTAAGCATAGTGATGCTCAAATTATTGATGTAGAAGTAACCAGCGCCGGCGCAACAGATGCTAACAATGTTCCTACTAACATTGCATTTACTGTAAAATATGACAGAGATGATTTTGTATTAGGTGCAGTTCAAAAAGTTGCTACAACATTTGCACCTACTACAGGTGCCGCTGTTACAATCGACACTACAGCAAAAGCAATACGTTATCTTGTAGCACAAGGTATTCAACGTGGCGGCACCTCAGGCTATACACGTAAATGGAATACATACGACACTGTAGGAACAGCAGGCGTACTGTCATCAATTACAATTCAACGGCCTGATACCGATGGCGATGTATATGATGCTGTTTTTGTTCAAATTTTAGACGGAACGGAAATAGTTTCTACTGTTTAATTAATGATACTGGCGTCTTTATTACTCCTTACTGGCCTTGTCATCTCCGGAGTGGCCATCTATTATAGTGTTATTGGCTTGGCCGCTATTTTTGCAGCCGCAACTATTCCTATCTATATTATGGGAGGTAGTTTAGAAATAGCAAAATTAGTATGCGCTTCATGGCTTAAAGCTAACTGGGAACGAGCTCCTAACTTTATACGCAGTTACATGTTGGTTGCAATCATTGTACTAATGTTTATAACCAGCATGGGTATCTTTGGATTCTTAAGTAAGGCACATACCGATCAAACTTTAGTCGGCGGCGACGTAACAAGTAAGATTGCCATCTATGACGAAAAGATTAAGACAGCAAAGGATAATATAGATGCGAACCGTAAGGCGCTTAAACAGATGGATGAGGCTGTGGACCAAGTCATGGGCCGAAGCCAAGATGAAAAGGGTGCCGACAAAGCAGTTTCGATTCGAAGAGGACAGCAAAAAGAACGTACTCGTCTCCAATCTGAGATCACTGCCGAACAGAAAACTATTAGTCAACTATCTGAAGAGAGGGCGCCTATTGCCGCTGAGGTACGTAAAGTAGAAGCCGAAGTAGGACCAATCAAATACATCGCGGCTTTTGTCTACGGTGACAACCCAGATGCTAATCTTCTTGAAAAAGCCGTTACATGGGTAATTATTTTAATTGTGGTTGTATTTGATCCTTTGGCAGTTATCATGCTATTGGCAGCTCAAATGACGTTTGGCTGGTTAAAAGAAGAAAAACTAAAAGTAGTACCAGTGCCAACTTACGAGCCAGACGATGGACCGTTAACTGACGCTCAGGTTGAGCAGATCAAAGAAACTGTTTTACCAGACGAATCTGTATTAGATAAACATCCATACTTGAATCAACCATTTGCTCATTTTGAAAATTTAGATCCAATAGTTGCAAAACTTGACACACCGATTGAAATTCAATCACCGAATATCGCTGTCACTGCCGTAGTAGAATTTGTTCCTGCTACCCCCAAGGTTGAAGAAACTGAACCTACTACAGTTGACACTGTGGATCTCACAGTGAACTCATCAACTTATCAAATTCTTCCTGAACTTACAGAAGATCTAAAAAAAAAGACAACTTACATGATCAAGGAAGAGGGGCAGCAGAAGCTCAAAGAGAAGAAGAACTAACCTATGTTCAAAATGCTGAACAAGGTGAAACAACACTTTGGCAACGCATAATGAAAAAAGATCAAATGCGTTCTTCAGATAGACTATATAAAGAGTACAGCGAACACGAATTTAAAAATATTGTAGTTGATGAGACACAAGAGCCTGAGTTAGCTGAATTTGTAAAACGAATTCAAGAAAAGGGTCCTAAGTTCAGCATCTACAGTATTGATCAATTAGACTATTTTGCACAAAGAATTTATGAACTTAGGAAAAATTAATCTTATCACTCCACCAGATACGCTGTTTAATTTGAACCCCGGATATCTGTTAGTAAAACCCAGCACTAAAGTAAAGATGCAATTTCAGACTTTACTTAGTGCTTGCCCTGATGATATAAATGTATACATATATGACACAGATGAAGTAGATATTGCCTGGATGCTTAATGCAGCCAATAACTCGGACTTTGTTATTATAGATATTGACAACTGCGATGAGATAACTAAAAATTTTGTTAGTTTTATATTAGCACAACCAAATGCATACTATATGACCAATGATGAGCTAACGCCCTGGAATCTAATTAGTAGAAACAGGATATTTAATCTTGATTGGATTTTAGAAGCATTCAAAGACGAAGAAGAACCAGAACCAGAAGAGGATGAAGATGAAGGACAATAACGCAATTAGATTATACGGATCAACCGTATTTCTTAGAGATGGTGACGATGTTAATCGTGCCCTACGTAAATTCAAAAATAAAATTGAGGACAGTAATAAACTCAAGGATTTACAAAAGAAAGAGTTTTACGAGAAACCCACAACAGCTCGAAAGCGCAAAGCAGCCGCAGCCAAAAGTCGTTGGGCTAAAAAGCTCAGAGAACAAGAACTACCTAAGAAAATGTATTGACATATGATCTGTATTATGCTATAATGTTAGTTCTTAATAAAGAAAGAATATAATGGCAAATACAGATATTATGATTGACTTGGAAACTTTGGCAACATCCCCAGATGCTGCCATTCTTACAATTGGCGCTGTTAAGTTTGATCCGTTCGGTGATGATGTTAATGATCCAAAATGTACAAAGTTCTATACAAGAGTTGATTTAGATAGTTGCGACAAAATAGGCTTAGTCACCAACGACGATACAATTGCTTGGTGGGCTAATCAAAGCAAAGAAGCCCAAGATGAAGCATTTGGAGAAACTGATAGAGTTGATATAGTAGACGCTATGCATCAACTTTATAAATTCTGTTGGGGAGCCAAACGAGTTTGGAGCCACGGTGCAACATTTGATATTGTTATTTGTGAGCATATTTTTCGTAAAATCGGCAAAGCAATTCCGTGGAGTTTTTGGGAAGTTCGTGATACCCGTACACTGTTTGATATTGGTATCAATCCTAACAGGCCTCCCGTACTAAAACACCATGCTCTTGAAGATGCGTGGAATCAAGCAGTAGGAGTGCAGAATGTGTTTAAAACACTACAAGGCACTACAAAATTTGACGGTACATTAATCACACCGTTAAGTGGAAAAAGATAAATAAATTTGTAGAGCGCCGTAAGGGCCTACAAATTCTTGCTTAACTAAGGAGAAACTATTATGAGCAAAGTCATCGGTATCGATCTCGGTACAACAAATTCGTGTGTAGCCATTATTGAAAATGGCGTTACTAAAGTTATTGAAAATAGCGAAGGCGCACGTACAACACCCTCAATCATTGCATATACAGATACGGAAATTCTTGTAGGTGCAACAGCAAAACGACAAGCAGTCACTAACCCAAAAAACACAATCTACGCATCAAAGCGTTTAATTGGTCGTAAATTCAAAGAAGAAGCTGTACAGAAAGATATTGGCCTAATGCCATACACTATTATAGAAGCTGAAAACGGCGATGCATGGGTTAAGGTTAATGATAAAGAATTAGCACCGCCACAAATCTCAGCGGAAGTTTTACGTAAAATGAAACAGACTGCAGAAGACTATCTTGGTTATGCAGTAACTGAAGCAGTTATTACTGTTCCTGCATACTTTAATGATAGCCAGAGACAGGCAACAAAAGATGCTGGCAAAATTGCAGGACTTGACGTTCTGCGTATTATCAACGAGCCAACAGCGGCCGCACTTGCCTATGGTGTTGACAAACAAGAAAAAACAGACTGCAAGATTGCAGTTTATGATCTTGGCGGCGGAACATTTGATATTTCTATTATTGAAATTTCAGAAGTTGAGGGCGACAAACAAATTGAAGTAATGTCTACCAATGGTGATACATTCCTTGGCGGCGAAGACTTTGACCAACGTATTATGGATTACATCGTTGATGAGTTCAAGAAAGAACAAGGCATCGACTTAACTAAGGATATGTTGGCATTACAGCGTTTGAAAGAAGCCGCTGAAAAAGCCAAGATTGAATTGTCAAGTACACAGAGCACATCAGTGAATTTACCATATATCACAGCTGACGCCACAGGACCTAAGCACTTAAATGTTACTATTAGCCGATCTAAATTTGAAAGTTTAGTAGATGCATTGATTCAGAGATCTTTGGCTCCATGCCGTACAGCATTAGCAGACGCAGGCTTACAAGCATCTGACATCAGTGATGTTATTCTTGTTGGTGGTATGACACGTATGCCCAAGGTGCAAGAAGCTGTTGAAAAGCTATTTGGCAAGGCTCCACGCAAAGACGTTAATCCAGACGAAGCTGTGGCGGCAGGCGCGGCAATCCAGGGCGCAGTATTAAAAGGCGATCGTAATGATGTATTGCTATTAGACGTTACTCCGTTGAGTCTTGGTATTGAAACCCAAGGTGGCGTGATGGCAAAGCTAATTGCTAAAAACTCCACTATCCCAACTAAGACAAGCCAGAATTTTACAACTGCTGAAGATAATCAACAGGCTGTTACTATTAGATGTTTCCAGGGAGAACGTGAGTTTACTCAGTATAACAAATTGTTAGGCGAGTTTAATCTTGAAGGGATCCCAACGCCAAGCCGTAGAGGCCAGCCACAAGTTGAAGTAACACTCGATATTGATGCTAATGGTATTATGCATGTATCTGCTAAAGATCAACTAACTGGTAAAGAAAACAAAATTACCATCCAAGGTAACAGCGGTCTTACACCAGAAGAAATCGAGCGTATGGTACAAGATGCTGAAGCTAATGCAGAGTCAGATAAAAAACTTCGAACTCTTATTGAAGAGCGAAACCAAGCCGAAGCATTGGTTAACAGTCTAAAATCTGATCTTAAAGACGTTGAAGAAAGTGAAGAGTTTAAAGATAAAATCACTCAGGAAGATAGAGATGCATTCCTTGCAGGTGTAACAGCAGTTGAAGAAGCGTTAGCAGGTGAAGATACCGATGTAATTAATAAAGCGGCTACGGAACTTGTAAAAATAGCAGAACCAATCATGAAAGTCCGTGGTGATTTACAAAATAGTAAAAACGAAGGTAAGACACCTACCACCGCTGAAACAAACGCAGAGTTTGAAGAAATCTTTAAAGATAGAAAATAAGATAGTATTTTTAAAGTAGGGCGCCTTCGGGGCCCTACGCAGTTCTTGCTTATTAAGGAGAAATAAAATGACACAATTAAGAACTATTGATGCGGCAGCTCTTGCCCATTTAAGTAGAGCATTGATCGGATTTGATCGTATTTTCAATAACATCGAATCAAAAGGAATTGGTAACAACATCAATTACCCTCCGTTCAATATACTCAAATTTGACGATACACACTACGAAATTGAGATTGCAGTTGCAGGATTTGACAAGCCTGATATATCAGTCGAGGTTGACCAGGATCAGTTAATTATTAAGGGTTACAAGCCTGAAATAGAAAACAGTGATGCTCAATACATACATCGAGGCCTCGCCGCAAGAAACTTTGAAAGAGCCTTTACTATTCCGCAGTATATGGAAGTGGGCGACGTATTGTTGACTAACGGCATCCTTCATATTAAACTTACACTTATAATTCCCGACGCTCTTAAGCCTCGAAGAATTGAAGTAAAATAAATGTAAATAATACGGGAGGAGGCAACTTCTCCCTTTTTAAAGAGAGTATAACTATGCCTACATCTGAAATTCAAATTGACGATAAAATCAAACAAAAGATTCAAGAACCTAAACGTTGGAAAGTAGTTCTCATCAACGACGATACTACTCCTATGGATTTTGTAGTTGGAATCTTAACCGATATTTTTAAGCACACTCAAGAAACAGCTAAAGATATTACAATACAGATACATAGTACTGGTAGTGGAATTGCTGGAGTTTACAGTTTCGAAATTGCAGAAGTAAAAGCAGTCGAAGCTACCCAGCTTGCCCGAGCAAGTGGTTTCCCACTCCAAATTAAAATGGAAGAAGAATGAGCTTACGAGACATTACACACGATCTACATCAAAAAGCAGAAGAAACTTTATTTGCTAAAAAGTTAGTTGGCGGAACCTTTTCTAAAGAAGAGTATGCTAACTATCTTTGGCAAATGGTATTAGTATACAACGGCATTGAAACTGCGGCAAATAGTCAAGGTATGTTAAAAAACTTACCAGACATTGAACGTACACATAAGATATATCAAGACTGTATAGAATTAGTTGGGCCGCACCATCAACTTAGATGGCTGCCTGCAACCATTGAATACTACCAGTATTTGTTAGCACTAAATTACGACGACTCTCGTAAACACTTAGTTAAGGCACACCTATACTGCCGTCATATGGGCGATTTATTTGGCGGACAGATCATTGCTAAAAAATGCCCAGGCTCTGGTAAGTTCTACGAATTCAAGGATGCACATAATTTAAAAGCAGCCATTCGTGCAGAGCTTACAGACGACCTTGGCGACGAAGCCCGTGTTGCATTTGAATGGGCAATTAAATTAATGAAAGTATTAGGAAATGAGTAACGTTTGGGAAACACTGCAAGATATTGCTGAAAAATTCGAACAGACTTTTGAGAAAACGGGCACATTAGTTAATGAGCCCGGAATGGATCGATTTAACCAACCCGGTTGGGTTAACCGCGTGTATTCAGGCGAATTGTATAGACGAGCACACATCGATATTGTAGACGCTCGTGACACTAAAGGTCTTTGGATGATGCATTGTTGTATTTTCCCACATACGCATAATCCTGCTCCGATATTCGGCTTTGACGTAATCGCAGGTAAAAACAAGATTACCGGTTGTTTTATTGACTACAGCCCAGCAGGCGACACAGCACATCCTATGATTGAATACTTCGGCGATGAAGTCAGTCGTTACGAATGGAACAAACAACGTGCATTACCAGAATGGGCTCAGCGTATTTTTAGTAAAAATATGGTAGCAGCCGGAAACGTTAGTGATGAAAGCGAACTAAAGCAGATAGCATCTTTAGCAAGTATTTTAGTAAATCACTATACAGAATGTGTAGGCGAAACTAATAACACTGCTGTAGATACATCGGCAGCACAGAACTACTATGCACAAAATCAAAAGCAAAATCCGCACACACCTAAAGTTATGGTTAGCTTAGGCCTTAGCGAAGAAGATGTAACAGTGTTCGTACAGGAATGTCTCTTCCCGGAAATACGCTAAATATTACACTATGAGATACAGTGAATTTAAATCAATCCTATTAGAGTTTGCACCGCCTACGGGCAAAGGTGAAAACGATCTTCAGATTCTAAGCAACATTATTGAAATTGTTGATCCTAACGATCCGCTTTATAGTGTTGCTATGGGTGTTATTAAGAATCTTGTTTCAACTACTAAGCAATCGATAGAAGAGCCGGCTGCACCAGCAGCTCAACCGCAAGTTACAACCCCAGCTCCTGTAGCTCAAGTACCTGCGCCAGCTAAAGAAGAACCAATAGCAGAAGCAGTCGAAGCAGGCGACGAACCGTGGTACGAATCATTTGTTGCATTGATGAGCGATCCCAAAGCTGCTGCAAAAATGTTATCAAATTTGCGTACTGATCCAGCATTACGAGACTCTATGAGAATGATTCACAAAGGACATGTTAGTGCTGTTAAGAAATCATTTACTGCTGGCGGTACAGAAGCATTAGTAACTGTAGATCAATTCTTTAAACAAGTTAAAGAATCTGCTGACTTGTTAGCAGGTAAAGCAGTGGGTATATTAGATCAATTACGTGTTTGGTATTCTAATGAATCAAAACGTGTAGGTGAGCGTGATGAGAACAATACTCGTCCAAAACCTACACAAACTGCACTTTATCAAAAGTTGCTATACCCATTAGAAAACATTTTCCAAGATTTGGGATTTAAAGACCAACCTCCTAACTTAAGAAATTTTAAAAAAGAAAGTCCTAAAATTTTAAACTTTATGAAACAATGTGAGACTGGTATTGTTGAGTTTAATGATTTGCTTAATCTTAAAGAAGGAAATATTGCATTACTAATTACTGATCCCGACTTAGCATACATATACGAAAAAATATTTGATAAGCTATTAGCGTTAGACGCAGGCCAAGGCGGTGGCGCCTGGGGTCCAGGTGAACTTGGATTATCCATTCTTTGCAAACCAGTTTCAAAATCTAAAGGCAAAGGCGATCTAAGCAGTGTTGATGCAACCGGTAATTCAGTTGATGTTGAAGTTAAGGCCAGCCGTAACGCTAACAGTGGTGGTCGATTAGGCGGTAGCGGAGTCCTTGCAGGTTCTGCTGGTAAGAAAACATTTATACCTGCACTAAAAAAACTATGCGACACAGCAGGTGTTGATCCCAATAGCATTGGTAAAAACTTTAGCGAAGAATTTAAGTACAAAACTGTTAAAGGTGTGAAAACTAAAGTAGGTACAGGCAAGACAAAAGAAACTGGCTCTGTTAAGCATACAAGCATGACAAGCCCTAAATGGTTTGATAGTTTTAATGCACAAGTACCGCCAGGTCTACAAGGCAAGCGCGGCGTAAATCCACAAGGTGCTGTGGCAGAATTTTTAATCACTGCGGTAGGAGCAGTTGTTTCAGAAAAAGGAAGACCATTCTTTGACGAAGAAATGATTGCAAGTATTCCAAATGAAGATGGTACTATTGACTACGAAAAGTTTAAAACAATTCTAACAGCCGCATGGTATCAAATTTACAGCCAAACTGACAATGTTGGCATTATCTTAGTTCTTAACCCAACTAACGGCAACTACACAGTTATTAACTCAGGTGACATGCTTACATCTGGTGACAGCAGTGTAGTTATTTCAGGTGGTATTGATTTTGACGATAGTCAAGGTAAAGCTGGCCCGCAAGTAGGCATTGCTTAAATAATAGCTGTAGATAAATCATCTCCCTCGAGTTGTAAATAATTTGCAACAACAGGGAGATTTCTTATGAGCTGGTTCAAACATAAGCCAAGACCTAAAACACCCCCAAAGCAGCACCCGCATCACTCCAGTCCATTAGCGGAAAAGATACTGAAAGAATCTAAGGACCGAGTTCGAGCGCCTAAGCCTACGAATGATCGTTAGGTGTTAAAAAATTTACACCTAACAAAAAAATAACATCGGAGTTTAATTTCCGCAAATCTATACGTAAATATATAGGTGAACAAATTTCTCACATGGAGCGAAAAACATGAAAAGAAAAGTAATAATGGGCATAATAGCCTTTCTTGCACTTTCGGCACAAGCACAAACACTAATCAATCAAGGTACCTACGACTCAAAGTCTCTGGTTGACACTAATAGTACTACTACCAGTACCAGTACGATCAACACTAACAACGTTAATAGTGGCACAGTCACTACTAACAATAACACTGCATTAAGCGGTGGCACAACCAACACTAATAACAACAACAACGTTAATAGTGGCACAGTAACCAACAACAATAATAACAACAATGTTATGAGTGGTTCAGTTACCTATACAAATAACAATAACAACAACAACATTAACAGCGGTACGCAAACATTTAACAACAACAACGTTAACACAGGTGATATGACTAACCGTAATATTAGTACCAGTACCAGTACATCTAATAATGTTAATACTAACAATAACATTAACAGTGGTACAATGACCTATAACAACAATAATGTCAGTACCAGTACAAATACTAACAATAATGTTAATACCGGCGACATGACTAACCGTAATATTAATAACAGTACTTCTACCTCAAATAACACTAACACTAACACTAACATTAATAGTGGTACAATGACTAACATTAATCAAAATACCAATAGTGGTACAATGACTAATAACAATAATAACACTAACACCAGTACTAATGTTAATCAAAATGCCAACGTTAATCAAAATATTAACAGTGGTGAAATGACCAACACTAACATTAACAAAACTGAAATAACACAACGAGTAATCCAACCTCCTCCTACGTCAGTTGCCCCAGCAATGATGAGCGGCGGCAATGCCGACTTATGCTCAACAGGAACAAGCGGAAGTATACAAACACAAATATTTGGTGTAAGTGGCGGCGGAACAGTTCGCGATATGAATTGTGAACGACTAAAGTTAAGTAAAACATTGTATGATATGGGTATGAAGGTAGCCGCAGTTGCTACTATGTGTCAAGATCGTCGTGTTTTTGACGCTATGTTGGCTGCTGGCACTCCTTGCCCATACGAAGGTAAGATTGGTTTACAAGCCAAAGCTGAGTGGGAAGCTAACTTGGATAAAATACCAAAAATAGATGAGGCAAAAATAGATGACACTTATAAGAAAGTTGGCATTGGTGCTCTGCTTGGGGCTCTTGTGTTCAAGTTATTCTAATAGTCAAACAACTGACTCTGTT